TTGGATTTATTAATCCAAAAAGAAGTATTGATACATGTATAGAATCCATGAATATTTTGTAGGTACCAGTTTTGATCTGTATAAATACTAGTTTCTATATTATCACCCCTTGATATAGAGTCAGAAACTTTAACTATATTACTAATTATATCTGTCCATGAATCTTTTGACTTGTTTAAAATCTTTTTTAGGTAATTTTCGTGAATCATTAAAGGTAATAAAACTTTTTCTGACTCATAAAGCTTAATAATAGTTTCATAATCCAAGTAATTATTTAAAATTCTCTCGGTAGAATCAAACAAACCAATATCCACATTTTTCTCCCTAGATTTATCAATAAACTCCCTAATACTTGTATCAGTCACTTTACCATGAGCTAAATGGTAAGAAAGTTCTTGAAGAAGGTTAATCAATCTTCTAATATCATTTTGAGCAAACATAATTAACTTTTCTATTAAAATATCCGAGTCCCATGTGATATTTTCCATCAAGCTAATTTTTTTTACTAATTGTTTAAGTTCAGATATAGTTGGTGTGGTGAATACCACTTCAGCGCAACCTTTTTTCAGGTCATTTAATAATTTAGAATGTTGATTATTTGAGATGAATATAAGAGGAAAACTCTTTGATTTGTTATTATCTTTATAAATGTCCATCACATATTTTTTTTCACTAGTTAAGGTAATATTTTCGGTTTCATCAAAAATTAGAGCTATCTTCTTATGCTTTTGTTCTGAAAAATTAATTTTGGTATAAATAGAATTAGTAAAGTTATAATAGTCATTAAAATCATCATAAATTCTATGGTCCTTAATTTCATTAGGGTTAATAATTCTAGGAATATATCCTAATTCTTCAAGTATTAACTTGATAGTTAAAGTTTTACCCAAACCTTGATTTCCACTAATAATTATTCCTTGATTTTTGTTTGTGGACAAATTGTAAATCCAATCTCTAAAGTTTTTTATTTGAACAGCATTTCCAATAATTTGACTAATATTATTTGGTTTATATTTATTAATCCATAAGTCATGGGTTTTGGGCATTGGGTTTGGATTTGAATTTGGAATTTTATTTTGTAAATTACTAATTGTACTATTAGGTTTATCAGATTGATTTGTTTTTACAACTGTTTTTTTAGTTGTTCCTTTTTTCTTTGACAAACTATTCATAATTATTTAATAATTATTAATTAATCTTTATATGCAATAAATTTATAAAACTATTGGAACCTTTGAATTAGTTTTGTTTATGTAATTAAACTAATATATAATTAACATTTTTTTATATTATAATTTAAAAATCTTTAAAAATTAAAATTTAAAAAAAAAATTTCTAATGCTTAATATATATATAATGGATTCCTCCGATGTCAAAAATAATCAAAGAAATCGCCCTGCCCGCGGTGAAGGCTCTGTTGAAGATGAAGTTCAAAAGCTCTTCCGCAAGAACAATGGCAAGATCTCATCATCTGATTTTATGAAATTAAGACAAAAGTATGATGATGCTGAATTAGTTGAAAAAATCCAAAAAGCTTACTTAGAAAAGCACTCAACCATCAGCAAAAAAGCTAAGAAATTCGCCCAATTAATCCGTGAAAAGTATAGCAACCAACAATATCCTTTCCACATTCTCTTAGAAAAGGCCCGTTTGTTCAAGGTTAAACATGGCCTCACTGAAGACGAATTTGCTGAATTCCAACGTATTTATGAACAAGAATTAGTTGGCTTCAAATCCCCCGAAGTTGTTGTTCCTTCTACTAACATGATGAAGGTTTTAGGTTCTATCAATGTTGACTTCCAAGGCTTCACAATGAAATTAAACGACAACGAATACAAGATTTTACAAGAAATCCTTAAATTATACTCTAGCTCAAGACCTTTACATGCTCAAGTTTTACTTCAATCTATGCAATACAGAGATTGTGACTTTGAAGCTTTAACTGGTGATTTCAAACGCGAACTTGGCAACCGCCCAGGTGATTCTATCCACCCCGTAATTGCTGCTATGTTCTTACCCAAGATTGATATTCTTGAAAGCCACTTCTTACACTCCAACATTTCTGGTATTGTTAAAGCTCGTTACAATGGCGAAACCTTAACTACTCGCCCTGACTATGAACTCTTCTATGCTTTAACCCAAGACCCCAATGACGTTGTATGTGATAACCGCTCTCCCATGTCTGATTTACTTAACCGCGCTCAACTCCAAAATCAATTATGGAACTGCGTCTTAAACTTAAGAAACGGTCAATACTACAACTCCGCCTTCCGTGAATTCGTTGGTTCAGTTGATGTTTGCAGACTCAACAAACAAGATAACCCTGACTTAGTCTACGGTCGTTATGATGGCACCATCTTAAAGAGACTCTTATCTGCTTTCTCTTTCCGCCCTACTGTTGTCTCTACTACCCCTGTCTACCAAATTGTTAACATTAACCCTTACCAACAAAATGTTCGCCCCGTTGTCACTGCTGTTCCTATGATTAATTTAAGACTCCCTCCTACCATCAGCGACGATACTCCTATCAGCTTATCTGATGCTCTAGAACAACACCAATACTTCTTGGAAAACGGCACTATGGTTCCCCGTCACACTTCTTTAATCTACTCCCGCGGTGTCCTCTTCTTCTTCGTTGATAGACGCGCTAATGTCATCCGCTTCAATGATATGCAACCCTTCAACATTGCCAGATTACCTGCTGCTGTTTCTGGTTTTGAACGCTTAAATGACCGTGAAGTTATCTATGAAGATGAAATCAAGATCCGTGGTGACACTTACCAACTCCGCTCTATTGTCTTAGCCGAAGTTAACCGTCTTACCCCTGAAAAGAATGTTGTAGTTGGTTCATCTGCTATCTTCATGATCCATGCTAACCCTCAAAAAGGTTACTTCCAAAACGAATTCTTCCAATACGATCCTCTCGGCGTTACTGATGCTGTCCAAAATGCCAATGGTCAATTCGTTAACCGTCAACCCGTTTCTCAATTATACGGTACTCCTGGTTTAGGGGTTACTGGTACTTCCTTCGTTGAAATGGCCCGCAAGCGTGGTATCATCTTCATGTACCAAAATGCCAAGGAAACTGCCGAATTCGAAGTTATGTATTAAATTAACTAACTAATTTGTTTTAACTTTTTATTAAGTAAATTATTATTTAATAAAAATCAAATAAAATCATTTTGTTTTTATAACTTCATAATATAAGCTAGTACATAATATGGTGGCATATTATTATGAGGTTCATTACCACCAATTGCTGTTGATTCGGAATCATATAATGCATTGTAATTTTCAGTACCTCCGCTTTGATCTTGTTCTCTAATATAATATTGTCCACGATGATATACTCTTCCATGATTTTGGTTTCGTGTATCCCATGCAGCCCAGTCATTTACAGGATGGGAGTGAGAGGCCAATTCACCTACTGATAATTGATGTATTTGTTCACCTCCTGCTCCATTAATTTTATTAAAATCAGCACCAGGTACTTTGCCATGTTTACCACCTGCTGGGTTCCAACCAAGGACAAATCTAGCTCTCAAATCTGGAGTACCACTACCTCCATCACATAAAGCCCAACCAACAGGAGCTACATTACCTGTCCAAGCAACTACTGTGCCTCTAGGTACTAAATTAAAATTACCTCCAATATTTTGTGTGCCTTCAGGGTTAGTTAATAAGTTTAGACCATTTTCCAAATTAACATTACCATCTCTTTGTACCCTACTAATCCACAGACCGCCGCGATCATCTGTTGGAGCATGGAATATCCATTGATCCTTTTCTCTATTACCAAGCCAAAAGTTAGAATTTTCAACTCTAAGCTCTCCTTTTATAGTTAAATTACCCGGAACAGTTAAACCACCAGCTTGTAATTTATTTGCTATTTCTGTTAAATTTTTAATAGAATTCACATCAATTTTATAAGTTTCATAAATTAATTTTTTAACTTGTTCAATTTGGTCATTATCTAAATTTGCCATAGGTTCTAGTTTTATAAAATATTGATGAAATACAAATACAAATAATATAGCTATAAAAACTATATTATATTTTCCAGATTTTAAATCTTCTAATAATTCCATATATTAATTATTAGAAAATTAAATTTTTATTTTATTATAATAAATTACAACTTGATTATATAAGCTAGCACATAATAAGGTGGCATATTGTTATGGGATTCAATCCCGCCTGTTTTATTAATAGTATGAACATGGTTTCCCGCTGCTGAAGTGAGTGGATTTAAACCACAACCACCGCCCCATAAAGCATTTCCTCCACCATTATCCCAATTTTTATCACCCCTTGGTAAACAATAATTATGTTGATGTTGACCATTTTCATTCATGGTATGGTCATGTGATGGCATTTCATTAACTGTCAATTGATGTATTTGTTTACCACCTATCCCATTAATCTTGTTATAATCATCACCTGGAACTTTAACATCTTTACCACCTGCGGGATTCCAACCAAAAATAAATCTACCTCTTAAATCTGGTTTTTGTAAATCAGAACCGTCAATTGCTTTAGCTTTTTGTCCATCACATAATGACCAACCTGCAGGTGCATCAGTTCCAGACCAAGCAACAACAATACCTTTCGGTAAATAATTTATAGCTCCTGTTACAGTTAAATTACCTGGAATGGTCAAACCACTCGCTTGCAATTTAGTAGCTACTTCTGATAGATTTCTAATAGATTCAACATCGGCTAATAATAAGCTTTTACTGCTTCCTTTATTTGATCTGAAATTTGTACATCAGCCATAGGTTCTACTTTAGACCAGTATTGATGAAAAACAAGAA